GGTAGAACATTCAACTTCTACGACAACAAAATGAACAAGTCGACTTTCGACGTACAAATTTCAAAGGTAACAAAATGATTCGCTGGATCGAGAACGTAAGTAAGGACGCTGTGCGTAATGGACATCATTTTGATGCTGGTCCAAACGCCATGCTGATCCAGATTGGAGACCCAGCATCTACGTTTCCTGAACCGAAGTACCCTTTCAAAGTGGTGTCTCGACACTTCGAGTTCCTTGATGCTGAGAACGATGGTTCATTCCCAGAGGAATGTCTCATCAGTGATGCAGACGCTCAAGAACTGGTCGACTTGCTCCAACACGCGCTGGACAACTCTATGAATGTAGTGGTTCACTGCCATGCTGGAATCTGTCGTAGTGGTGCTGTGACTGAAGTGGCTACAATGATGGGCTTTACTGCCACTGAACGACTCCGAATCCCGAACATGCTTGTCAAGCACAAGATGATGAAGGTTCTGGGCTTGACTTACGACTCTGATGAGCCATCCCAAGTGGTGAACGGTGTCGTAACCACTGGTGGAATTATCATGCCTGTAGGAGACTGGGAATGATTAAGTTTGAAGTTAGTCCAAGTGGATTGTGGTTTACCAAGTCTCACAAAAACGAAGAAGTTAATCACCTGTTTAGAATTGGTACTACTAAGTTTGATGGGATGAAGATTTATGAAATCATCATCTGGCGTCTAAGAATTGTTTGGGGTTAATATGAAGTGGTACGATTACTTAAAGTCAACCAAAAGTATTAGTTCTGGAGAGGATCTAGCCGACTCTATTGCCCTTATTGTCATCATGGGTTTAATCTGCATGGTTGTCTTTCTCTAAGAACTGTGGTATAATAAAGTTACTGATTAGGAGAAGAGATTATGAGAAAAGGCGAAATGCTCGACAAAATGCTTAACATCGCTGTTAATGCTCACCATGGCCAATTCGACAAGGGTGGAAATCCCTACATTCTCCATCCTCTGAAAGTGATGCACTACCTGAAGTCTGACGACGAAGAACTGATGTGCATGGCTCTTGGCCATGACGTGATTGAAGACACTGACGTGACTTACCAAGACCTACGTGATGCTGGCATCTCTGAGCGAGTTATCAAAGGTCTCCAGTGTCTCACGAAGCAACGTGGCCAGACTTACGAAGAGTACAAGACTGGTGTCTTCTCCAACTACGACGCCATGCGTGTTAAGATGGCTGACTTGCGACACAATACCGATATCCGTCGGTTGAAGGGTGTGACTGAGAAGGACATCGCTCGAATCGCCAAGTACCAAACTTTCTACATGGAAATCAAGGCTCGTGTTGCCTCTTTCGAGAAAATTACTACTTGACTTGCAAGTGATTTTGGAGTAAGATATATAAACAAAGAGTCTGGTAGTCAGACTCTAAAATGAATTCTTAGGAGCTAAGAAAATGAAATCAGGAATCTTCATCGGACGTTTTCAACCCGTCCACCAAGGACATGTCCACGCACTGGGCATTGCCGCTTCTCAAGTAGATAAACTCTACATCCTCGTTGGTTCTGCGAATCAATGTCGATCAATCAAAAACCCTTGGACATTCCAAGAGCGTGTACAGATGTTGCGTAACAAATTGCGTACTGCAAACATCTCCAACTACGAAATTCTCCCACTGAACGACTATCGCTATTCAGATTCTCAATGGATGTCTGACGTGCGTGCCACTGTTGAACACTACGACATGGGTGTTCCAACCTTGTTTGGGCACATGAAAGAAGGTAACAACTATCTTACATGGTTCCCAGATTGGACATTCAAGAGCATTGAATCCCAGTACAATGTAAACGCCACTGCGGTTCGCCAACGCATGTTCGATCTGAAAGATCCAGACATGCCAGCAACTGTTCAAGACGACTACGCATTCTACCAAAAAGAGAAAACAACTTTCGCCAACTATCCGTTCCCAGAGACACTGAACTTCAACTGCTCTGATGCGATTCTGGAATGCCAAGGACACGTGTTGCTTATCCAACGCAAGTTCGCTCCAGGTGCTAGTGCTTGGGCTCTTCCAGGTGGTTTTCGTAACCAACGTGAGACATTCCTCGATTGTGCCATTCGTGAACTGATCGAAGAAACCAACGTGCGAGTCCCAGAGAAAGTTCTGCGTGGCTCTATCGTGAAGACTGAATTGTTCGACGATCCAAGTCGTTCGTTTGGTATTCCCCGAAACACTATGGCTGTGTATATGAGAATCAACCCAAATCCTGATTTCTCGTTGCCACGTGCCAATGGTGCAGACGATGCTGCTTTGTGTAAGTGGGTGCCACTCACTGATGCACTGAATACAATTCAGATGTATGACGACCACAAAGACATCTTGTCAAAAGTAACTGGCGTTAACCCAATGCCAGCATTTTCAAAACTGTAAGATTAGGAGCTAATCATGAAACTCGCAAAAAACATCCTCTTGAACACCGACAGCTACAAAGTTAGCATGTTCAAACAATATCCTGCTGGTACAACTGGCGTTTATTCTTACATCGAATCTCGTGGTGGTCAATACGATCGCACACTGATGTTCGGTCTTCAAGCGTTCATTAAGGAGTATTTACTTGACCCCATCACACAAGCCGACATTGATGTTGCAGATGAGATTCTTACAGCCCACGGCGAGCCATTTAATCGTTCGGGGTGGCAATACATCCTTGATACGCACAAAGGCTATTTACCTCTCGTCATTCGTGCTGTACCTGAAGGCTCTGTGGTGCCTGTCTCGAATGTTCTGGCGACTGTCGAGAACACAGACCCAGAATGTTTCTGGCTGACAACTTATCTTGAGACTGCCTTACTTCGTGCCGTATGGTATGGTACAACTGTGGCAACTCAGTCTTATACTATCAAGCAAGTGATTGCTGAATACTTGGAGAAAACTGGTGACCCTACTCTTATTGATTTTAAGCTGCACGATTTTGGTGCTCGTGGCGTATCTAGCATGGAATCGGCTGCTATCGGCGGAGCAGCTCACCTTGTTAATTTTATGGGCACTGATACTATCTCTGGGATTCTCTGCGCACGAGAATACTACAACGCAGGGATCGCTGGCTTTAGCATTCCTGCCGCAGAACACAGCACAATCACAAGCTGGGGTCGTGAAGGAGAAGTAGATGCATACCGCAACATGCTGAAGCAATTCGGTCGTGAAGGTTCTATCCTTGCTGTTGTTAGTGATAGCTATGACGTGTACAACGCTGCATCAAAACTCTGGGGTGAAGAACTGCGTGACGAAGTGATTGCTTCTGGTGCCACTGTTGTGATTCGTCCTGACTCTGGTGACCCTGTTGTTGTGAACCGTAAATTGATTGAAATTCTTGGAGAGAAATTTGGATACACTACAAACGCAAAGGGCTTCAAAGTTCTTAACAATGTCCGACTTATCCAAGGTGACGGAGTCAATGAGTTGTCCATCCGTTCTATCCTTGGTGCATTCATGGCGATGGGATGGTCAGCCGACAACATTGCCTTCGGTATGGGCGGCGCTCTGCTCCAAATCGTCAACCGAGACACTCAACGATTCGCCATGAAGTGTTCGTCTATCCAGATTGATGGCGTGTGGCAGGACGTTGTAAAAGACCCTGTAACCGACTCTGGAAAGCGTTCTAAAGGCGGTCGAGTGACTCTCTGGCAGTCTGGTGGTGAGTTCGCTTCTGGCGTCCGTCCACCTTCTGGTTGGACTGATCGAGGCTTTGGAGGCTGGACAGAGGCTCTGCAGACCGTGTTCCGTGATGGCCAGATCATCCGTGAATACGACTTCGCAGAGGTTCGAGCCAACGCTAAAAAGTAAACCTTAGGTATTACTTTAATAACCCCACTTCGTGTGGGGTTATTTCATTTAGTTGTTGACACTTTTGCAGATCGGCTGTATAATAACTACAGTTGATTAGGAAAGAAAGACCCAAATGTATACGTTCCAACCCCTCGCTACCATCCCAGCTTGTCACGATGGTTTCGGTATTATCGTTGCTCTGTGTATTCTTATCACCATCGCTGTATTGATGAATGAACCTGAATTGTTCTTTCATTGGTTCTTTGTAGCTACTATCACTTGTGTCCTTGCTTACTTTGTCTCTTATAGCTGGACTGATCAGACTCCAAAGACATTCGTGAATGAGAAGGTTACTGCTACATTCGTCGGGTTCGAAGCTGAAGGCTACAAAGAGCGTTCTGGTAAGAGTTACGTTGATCGCCACTTCACTTACGTAGTGTATAATGTAAATGGTAGTAACGTCTTGCTGTCTGCTAGCACTGGTCAGACTTACCCACAAACTGCAATCCTGTACAAGAACTAAGGAGTTATCATGAGCTATAATACTGCTGAGGAAGCTATTCAAGCTGGCATTGATGCTGGTGGTGTGGATGAGTTTGAAGGAATGAATTGTAACGATTACACCTTTGATGATGAGACATCAGAGTGTGCAGGTTGGGATGGCGTAGATCGTCGTTGTGACTGTGGTAATCGTCGTGTCAGCTGGGAAACTGGTCAATACGATAATGGTAAATTCTACGCATATGGAGTTGCATGGTGATGTTGTCTAGTTTGATATCTCGTCAAGGCAACAAGTGCTACTACTGCAGCTGTGAAATGAATCAGACTAAGAAGTCACCAAATCAAGCGACGGTTGAGCACTTGATTGATAAGTGGTCAAGCCCGAAACACCATAAGATCGAATGTTCGTCTAACCTAGTCGCTGCTTGTTATCAGTGTAACAATAGTCGTGGTGCTGTTCGTAACCGAATCGCCCGTGCCTATTACAAGACACAAGCTGCCAAGAAAAGTATGAAACTTGCGGTGGCGTCTACATCGAGTCGTCAGCTGTACTCTTTGTTTGGTCCAGTACCACAAAACTTATTTGTTATGAAGGAAATTGAAAATGCGTAAACTTGCTACTATTCGTCGTATTGATGAACTGAACCCCATCGAAGGTGCAGATAAAATTGAAGTTGCTGTCATCGGTGGTTGGAAGGTTGTGGCTCAGAAGGGTCTATACAACGTTGGCGACTTGGCTGTGTATTTTGAGATTGACTCATGGATTCCAACCGAGTTGGCACCATTCTTGTCTAAGGGTAAAGAGCCTCGTGAGTTTGAAGGTGTCAAGGGCGAACGCCTAAAGACTATCAAGCTGCGTGGTCAGTTGTCGCAAGGTTTGTTGATGCCTGTTCACAATGATAAGACTGGTACATACCTGATGATTTATACTGATGAAACAGGTGAGTATTCTCTGACTGTCGCTGAAGGTGATGATGTAACTGAAGCACTTGGTATCAAGAAGTGGGAAAAGCCAATGAACGCACAACTTGCTGGTGTGTGTAAGGGTAACTTTCCATCTCTGATTCCAAAGACTGATCAAGAGCGTTGCCAGAACCTGAAGAAAGAAATTGTTGCTGCCAACGAAGCTGGTCTGAAGTTCGAAATCACTGAAAAGCTGGAAGGCTCTTCAATGACTGTGTACCAGATCAAAGGTGAGTTCGGTGTCTGCTCTCGTAACATGGATCTGAAAGAAACCGAAGGTAACTCTTTCTGGGCTACTGCTCGTAAGGATGGTATCCAAGAAAAGATGATGGCTGTTGATGAGTACTGGGACTTCGCTATCCAAGGCGAATTGATTGGACCAGGAATTCAAGGTAACATCTACAATCTCAAGGAATGCGAGTTCCGTGTGTTTGATGTGTACAACATCCGTGCTGGTGAATACATGCTGCCACAAGATCGTCGTCGTCTGATCGAGCAGATGGGTCTGACGCATGCACCTGTGCTTGCACATACTGCTGATATGTACGACACTCTTGGACTGACTGACATTCCACAACTGTTGGCTTTTGCTGAAGGTAAGTCTCTGCTTGGTGATACTGAGCGTGAAGGTATCGTGTTCAAGCAAGTCGATGGTGGTATGTCTTTCAAGGCTATCTCTAACAAGTACCTGCTTGGTGAAAAGTGATTGACTTGTAACGTGGTCTGTAGTATAATTTTGGTATTGATTTAAGGAAATTGAATGTCTCACTTTATTCGTAATGGTAATATGTACTCTGTTGTGTCAGAGGAAGCAATGGATCTGCAGCCTACGTTGCCTGTCGGTAATTACACCGTCAAGCGCAACGAGATGACTGGTCAGTTCTTCTTGGAAATGGTGGACTCGTTCCCTCAAGTTCCAAAGTTGTATGGCAACACAACTCGACACGCAGATCGTATCTTGAATACATTCTTCGATCGCCCTAACTCTACTGGTATTATGCTCAATGGTGAGAAGGGTTCTGGTAAGACTCTGTTGGCCAAGACTCTGTCCATCGAAGCTGCTAAGCAAGGTGTTCCAACTATCATCATCAACGCTGCTTGGACTGGTGATGCCTTCAACAAGTTCATGCAAGACATCGAACAGCCATGTATCATCTTGTTTGATGAGTTCGAGAAAGTTTATGATAACAACGAACAAGAAGCTGCGCTGACTTTGTTGGATGGTGTGTTCCCTTCTCGCAAGTT